AGGACCAGCTCGATCTCGTCTGGACGCATCGCATCAACCAGCTCCAACGCCGCGTGCGTGAGTTCCACAACAGCCTCGCGCTGAACGGCGAGCTCATCCTGCCCGTCGCGCGCAATCCGATTACTGGGCGGCCGGTGATGGGCTTCATCGACCCGTACCAGATTCAGCGCGTCGATCCGTCGCCTGACAACATCCTCGTGATGGACCAGATCGTCTTGAAGCCCGATCGCTACGATAACAAGATGGGCGTCGGCCTTGATGGCGAGAGGCTGAAAATCATCAACGAGAACCCCGAAACCGGCATGCTCGAGGGCGACTGCTTCTACTTCGCGATCAACAAGCTCCCCAACTCCTTCCGCGGCCGCTCGGACTTTCTGCCGATTGCGGACTGGCTCGATGTCTATGACCAGTTCATGTTTGCGCAGGTCGAACGGCTGCAATTCCTGTCGTCGTTCGTGTGGGACCTCAAAATCACCGGCGCCGACGACGAGAAGATCAAGAAACGCACGAAGGAGTTCCCGAAGAGCCCGAAGCCCGGGACGACCTACATCCACAACGAGAACGAGGAGCTCTCGGCGAAGACGCCGGACCTGCGTGGGGCCGACACCGGGAAAGCGATGGAGATGCTGCTCACGCACGCGAGCGGGAACTTTGGGTTCCCGACGTCGTACCTCGGCGTGACGGATTCGAACCACGCGACGATACAAGGGCAGAATGATGTCATGCAAAAAACGCCGTCCGCGCGTCAGAAGGAATTCAAGACGCTGCTGCTGGACGTCGTGCGGTTTGCGATCGAAGGGCCGATGGGCGCGAACCCCGCGCTGTTCCGCGGCGCCGATGCCGGGTTCGACGTGAAGATGCCGGAGATTTCGGCAAAGGACGTCGTGCGCATCGGCGCGACCATCAACCAGGTCGTCCAGGCGATGGACACCGCGATGGCGAACGAGACGATGAGCCGCCGCGCGACGATCGTCGTCCAGAGCGCGATTCTGAAACAGATCGGCGTCGACTTCGTGCCCTCCGATCTCCAGGACGAGATCGACGAGGAAGTCGCGGAGCGCGCGGCCCAAGACATCGAGAACGAAGCGCTCGCCGCCGCCGCGCGATCGAAGGCGCTCAAGATGGCGGGCGCGTTGCCGCCTGCCGATCCCAACCTGCCGATCCCCGATGACAGTGGAGGCGCGCCAGCAGCCAAAGCGCCAGTCCAAGGGGGCGCCGCGAGTGGCGGGGCGAAGAAGACCGCGCCGGGTCGTCGGTCCAAGCAAGGCCCCGCGAATCCGTATCAGGGCGGCACGGGGATCATTCCCCCGAGTGCCGCATTCTAAGGCGACCGGATCCCCCGGCGCCCTTTTGTGAAGGACGAATGTCATGGCCAAGAGCAAACCGCAAGCCGCAGAGAACGTGGACGTTGAGGACGCCGCACCGAGCAATCTCGCTGCGGAAATGTCAGCGACGGTTGACATGAGTGCGGGAAACGCCAGCGAGCCCGAGCAACAGCCCTACGCGTTTCCCATTCCACCCGAATACGCCCGCATGAAAGGCATCGACCTCCTGATGGAGGCGTGCACGCTCTTCGGCATCGATCCCAACCCGAAGCTGAAGGCCGGTCATCCCGCCGCGCCGCGGCACCTGCTGTCCTGGAAGCACTACCCGGGCAACGTGATTCAGGGCGAGGACGAGCGGATCGTGCTGACCACATGCGGCGGCGCGAAGCTGCGATATCCCTGGCGAGAAGGCGACGACACGCACGAACGGCTCCTCACCATTCACGGCTGTCGGACGAAGCTGCGCCACAAGGACGGCTCGGAAGAGATCGTCATCAAGCCGCTGCCGCACGACGTGACGCTGCCGACGGTCCACGTGACCGGCATTCCGGAGACCGATACGCACGTCTACAAGCGCGGCTATCTGCACGAAGGGGGCGCCGCGGAAGCCACGCGGCGAGCCGCGCGGGAACGGGTTCCCTCGTAGCGCCGATGGCGGACCGCCCGTTCCGACTCCGTGCTGCCGATCGCCGGCTCGTCGAAGCCGTGCTGGTCGAGCACGCCCGGTACATCGAGTCGGCCGCGGCGGGTGTGGCGCCGACCCCGGACCTGGTCCCGGACATCATGCAGGAAGTCGCCGTGCGGGTCTGTCGGTCGTTCGAGCAGCTCCGGGAGCGCAGCGGCCCCGGGCTCCGGACGTATCTGTGGCGCACCACGACGCGCGTCGGCTTCGACCTCCGACGCCGCGAAGATCGGCTGGTCGCGCGCAACGAATCGTACGCCGACAGCCGCGAACGGCTGGCCTTAAGTCCAGAAGAGGAACTCCTGACGGCTGAATGAGTTATATGGCTGTGGCGTCTATACCAGTAAAGGGCGGCAATGCGAGCGGCCTCTGGCGGGTGTTCCAGTGGATCATCGAACGTCATCATGAAGGGTTCTATGGAACCATTTCGCTGAAGATGCAAGCCGGCCGGGTCGTGATGGTGCACGCCGACCAGGCCCAAAAGCCCGAAGACTTACTGGTGAAAGATTTGGCGGCGGGGGACAAGCACCTCGCCGGCCTGCCGTACTGATCGCACGCTGAACGGAACCACCGAAGGCGTGATGTCGGGAGCGCGAGCTCCGGCGTCACGCCTTTTTTCTTGGATGGTGCATGCTGACCTGGCTGCTCGAAGCGATCGACGCGTTCGCCAAGGACCACGGCATCACGATGACCGAGGCGACCTGGTCGTCCAGTTTCGTCAATGACCTCCCAGACGCCAGTTTTTTGTATATCGCTGACGGTGGGACCAAGGAAGACGGGAAGACCACGCCGCGGAGTCTCCGTTACTTTCCGGTGAAGGACAAGGACGGGACGGTCGATCTCCCGCACCTGCGCAACGCCCTCGCGCGCATTCCCCAAGCGAAGATTCCGGCCGCCGCGAAAGAGAAGGCTAAAGCCAAAGCGGAAGCCCTCGCGAAGGAGCACGGCGTTGACACGGCCAGCGCCAAGGAAGCCGCCGCTGCGGACGACAACGCGGCGCCCGATGCGACGGCCGCGTCCCGCAAGGCCGCACTCAAGAAGCCTGGGCGCATGCCCGTCCGGATCGGGGCCAAGGTGACCACGGCCAAGGGCGACGGCAAGGTGAGCGCGGTCGATGGCGACAACGTGACCGTCACGCTCGGCGACGGCACGACGGAGACGATGCCCGTCTCCGCGATGAAGGCCCACATGGCCGCGAAGACGCGCAAGGACAAAGCCCAAGTCCCGAACCCCGGCGAGGCCGCCGCGAAGGCGACCGCGGCCACCGAATCCGAGGACAGCGACACGCTCGTCCACGAGGATTCGTGGGACGACATCATGGGCGATGTCCGCGATGCCGTCTCGAAGAAGTTCGGCTACGGCTCGATGTCGTACCCCGGCACCTACTGCTACGTCCAGGACCTCTTCGACGACTACGTGATCATCAAGGCCGGCGACGACCTCTTCCGCGTGCAGTGGTCCCAGAGCGGTGATGACGAGGTCGAGCTCGGGGAGATGGAGCCGGTCGACATTCACTACGTCGTCGACACGACGATGGCGGAAGGCTGCATCCTCATGCCGCTCGACGACCAGGAGCGGATGCTCGAGGGCGACGCCAAACCGACCGGCGCCAAATGGCGGATCCTCGTCATTCAGGAAGGCCTGAGCCGCAACCGCAATTACTACCCTGCGTCGGTGCTCCGGGAAGCCGCGCCACTCTACGAGAACAAGCCGATCTACGTCCACCACGAAGAGCAACCCAGCCGCTTCGGGCGCTCGCCGAACGAGGCGATCGGCTTCGTCAAGGACGTCTCGCCGGCCGCCGTCGGTGGCACGAAGGAAAGCCTAGGCACGTCCGCGCTCACGGGGACGGCCGTCATTCTCGACCTCGATTGGCGTCGCAAGCTCACCGAGGCCTGGGATGAAGGCAACCGGAGCTTTGTCGGCTTCAGCCACGACGTCGACGTCATGGGCCGGCTCATGGTCGGTGACAGCACGTCCGGGGGCGCCTACAAGCGCGCCGAGAAAATCGAACGCGTGAAGTCTGTGGACCTCGTGATGAATCCGGCCGCGGGTGGCCGCTTAATGCAGATGGTCGCTGCCAATGGGTTCACCGAGGCCGACCTGGAGGACCGCCGTATGTTGTCGAAGATGATCGAGGCCATCAAAGCGAGCAAGCGCCCCGAACTGATCGCGTTACTCGAAGCGCTCGGGAAGACCGCGAGCGAAGACGACGTGATGAAGCTCTACTCGCGGTTGCATCTCCAGGAGGCGGCGGCTGGAGGCGGAACCGGTGGGGCGGGGGCTGGCAACGGCAACGGCGGCACGGGAACCGGCGCCGGGAATGGCACCGGCTCGACGAGTCAGCCGCTCTCGCTCCAGGAAGCCGACGAGATGCGCGCCGCACTCAAAGCCTCGCGAGTCGCCAACGTCAAGCTCTCGATCGATGCTGGCCTGCGCGATTGCGCACTGCCTGTGCCGGTCAAGGACTCGATTCGCTCGCGCCTCGTCAAGATGGTCGAAGCGGGATCCGAGGTGACCGAAGCGGTCATCACCGCCGAGATCAAGGAAAGCGTCGAGGTCTACGGCAAGGTCTTCGAGAAGAGCGTGCGCCTGCCCAACGCTGGCGCGATGCGCTTCGAAGTCACCAAGAGCTCCCGCGAGCAATTCGCCGAGGCCCTCGACGACTTCTTCGAGACGCCCCGCTACAAAGACGGCAAGCTCGTGCCCCGTCAGCGGCAGTTGCGATCGTTCCGCGAGCTCTACATCCAGTTCACGGGCGATGACCGCGTGACCGGGCACGTCGCCGAAGCGACGCGCCTGACCGAGTCGTTGGACTCGACCTCGTTCTCGCACGTGCTCGGTGACTCCATCACGCGCCGGATGGTGGCCGAGTATCAGCTGCCGCAGTTCGCGCTCTGGCGCGGGCGCATCGGCGAAGTCGTACCCGTCAACGATTTCCGTACGCAGCGCAGATTGCGCTTCGGCGGCTACGGCAATTTCCCGATTGTCGCGCAGGGGGCGCCCTACGGGGCGATGACGAGCCCGTCGGACGAGGAAGCGACCTACGCTCCGGCGAAGCGCGGCGGCACGGAAGCCGTCGCACTCGAAATGATCAAGAACGACGACGTGGGCGTCATCAAGCGCATTCCGGTCCGCCTGGGTCGCGCCGCGGGGCAGACGCTCTACGAGTTCGTGTTCGACTTCATGCGGACGAACGCGGCCGTCTATGACAGCGTCGCGCTCGCGGCCTCTGGCCATGGTAGCAACCTGGGGACCTCGGCGCTCGCGGCCAGCCAGGTCTCGACGGGACGGTTGAAGATTCGCGAGCAGACCGACATGTCGAGCGGCAAGCGGCTCGGGCTGACCGCGAAGTGGTTGTGGGTGCCGCCCGACCTCGAAGAGTTGGCCTTCCAGCTGACGAATTCCGACAAGGCGGAGCCAGACGCGAACCTCGCGAGCCAGGCGGAACCCGCGGCCCCGAACTACATCAAGAAGATCGGGATCCAGGCAGTGACCGTGGACTACTGGACGGACGCGGACGACTGGTGGCTAACGGCCGACATCGCCGACACCCCGATGATCGAAGTCGGCTTCCTCGACGGTCGCGAAGATCCCGAACTCTTCGTCCAGGACCAGCCGAACGTCGGCTCGCTGTTCAGCAACGACCAGATCACGTGGAAGCTGCGCCACATCTACGGCGGCGCCGTGCTCGATTACCGCGGCTTCTACGGCAACCTCGTCGACTAGGTGGCTGGATCGGACTCGACACGAAACACTTTTTCGGAGGCGTGAACGATGGCAGCTCCCTTGTTCGATGCAGCGGTCGCGAAGGTCCAGTCGATCATCCTGTCCTATCCGGGATCGAACGGGGCCAGCGCGTCGGTCTTCAAGTTCCAGAACCCGCAGAAGTGGCAAATCATCCGCGTCGCCGCGCACAACAAGGCGAAGGGCGGCACACAGGGCGTGTCCACGCTCGACGTGCAGGTCGGCGGGGTCAGCGTGTTGTCGGCCGCGATCGACCTCACCGGGACGGCGGACACCTTTATCGAAGGCACGCTCGCGGCCAGTCCGACGGTCGTCGCGAAGGACTCCGTCATCACCGTGCCGTTAACGATCACCGGCGGCACGTCACCGACGATTTCCGACGCGCACGTCCAGATCGACTACATCCCGCGCGACTAGCGCCGGGTCGAAGGAGACGCGCGGATGGTGCATGGCGGACTGCCGGATCGGCGCACGTCGACCGGCGACTTTGCGACCACGACGAGCGGCGCGGGACGTCAGACGTTGCTCGGCGCGCGTCTGATCCCGGCGGGTGCGGCGGCGACCGCGCAGCTCACGGACGCGAACGGGACGGTCCTCGTGGATCTGGCCGCGCCCGCGAATGGGCCTGCGGACGAGTGCCATATTCCGATTCTGTTCACCGGCAAGGTGACGCTCGGGACCCTGACTGGTGCCGGCGCGATCGTCGACATCTTTTCCGCCTGAGGACTCGATGAGACTGTCACTGCAACGGCTTGGCGCCTTCCTGGTTCTGCTGCTGACGCCCCTCGGCGCCTGGGCGCAATTGACGCGTGTCGGTGGCCCGTTCACGCTGACGAACGGCACGTGCACCACGGAAGGGCAAACCAGTTCCGGCTGCGCCGCGCTGGACACGAGCGGCCATAGCCGCGTCTCGATTCAGGTCAGTAACACGTGGGCGGGCACGCTCGAACTGCGCGG